ACGCTGATGTACCAATGGACGGTCGTAAGTTTGCAATCCCACCATCATTGCGTAATGCAATCATGGGCGTGGACCGCTACAACTCAAGCGACTTCGTTGATGGTCGTGGTGTTCAGAACGGTCAAATCGGTAAGTTGTATGGTATTGACATCTATGTGTCAAGCAACCTTCCAACTATCGAAACAGCTGGCGACAACTCTGTTGGCGATGCAATCAAAGCTGCTTTGTTGTTCCATACTGATACTATGGTTCTTGCAGAGCAAGTTGGTGTTCGCTCACAGACTCAGTACAAGCAAGAATACTTGGCTTCATTGTACACTGCCGACACATTGTTCGGTACTAAAGTTGTACGACCAGAAGCTGGTTTCGTATTGGCTGTAAACGCTTAATTAAGCATTAAGATTCCCTGCTTCGGCAGGGGTCTTTTTAAAGGATTCTATTAAAGAGTTCTTTAATAAGACAAGGAGCTAATAAAATATGGGTATTTATCGTGGTCCTGGTGGTTCAGGTGACGCTACTAACGACGCTTCAAGTGAAACAAGATTAGCAGTAGAAGCAAGAGACGCTGCAATAGCGGCTAAAGTTGCTGCTGAAACTGCTCAGACTGCAGCAGAGCTGGCAGAGACTAATGCTGAGACTGCTGAAACTAATGCAGAGACTGCGGAGACTAATGCAGAGACAGCTCAAACTGCTGCTGAATTAGCTGAGACTAATGCGGAGACTGCACAGGCTGCTGCTGAAGCTGCTCAAGCCGCTGCTGAAACTGCACAGACTGCTGCTGAACTAGCAGAAACCAATGCTGAGACTGCAGAGACCAATGCAGAGACTGCTGCATCAACAGCTACTACACAAGCAGGAATTGCAACGACTAAAGCAGGTGAAGCTGCTTCTTCTGCCTCTGCTGCTGCGACATCAGCTACTAACGCAGCGGCATCTTATGATGCTTTTGATGACCGTTATCTCGGTGCTAAATCTTCAAACCCAACAGTAGACAATGATAACAACGCACTTATAACAGGTGCTTTATACTTTAATACTACAGTTGACGAAACACGAGTATGGAACGGTTCTGCTTGGTTGTCTCTGAGTGCTGCTGGTGCTACAGTAACTTCTTTTAATACACGAACAGGGGATGTTACTTTATCATCTTCTGATGTTACAACTGCTTTAACCTACACCCCCTTAGCTCCTTCAGCAATTGGTACTACAGTACAGGCTTACGATGCACAGTTAGCGGATGTCGCTGGTTTAACACCATCAGACAATGGTGTAATCATTGGTAACGGTACTAACTTTGTTGTTGAGTCAGGAGCAACTGTAAGAACTTCTTTAGGGTTAGGCACGGCGGCAACTACCGCTTCTACAGATTATGCTACTGCTGCTCAAGGAGCTAAAGCAGATACCGCACTACAGCCAGCGGCTATTGGTGTGTCTGTACAAGCTTACGATGCTGACTTAGATGCCTTTGCATTAAAGACCGCACCAACTGGTGCTGTTGTTGGTACAAGCGATACACAGACACTGACTAACAAAACAATTGCTTTAGGTTCTAACACTGTTTCAGGTACTTTAGCAGAATTCAATACTGCTGTTACTGATGCTGACTTTGCTTCTATTGCTGGTACAGAGACTTTAACTAACAAGACTCTCACAAGTCCTACTATAAACACTGCTACAATTAGTGGCGGTACTATTAACAATGCTTCTGTCGGTGCGTCTACACCTTCCACAGGTGCTTTCACATCATTATCAGCATCAGGAGCTTTCGCAGCCAATGGCGGTGCAACACTAGGAGATGCTAGTGGAGATGCTTTAACAATCAATAGTAGTGCTGTAAGTATTCCTAACGGATTAAACTTTGGTTCTAATAACTTGGTTTTGTCTAGCGGTAATGTTGGTATTGGTACTAGTAGTCCTAGCGTAGCTGCTGGACTTGGTTTAGTTCTTAATGGCGGTACAGCACAAACTCGATTAGGGTTTAAAAACACCTATACAGGTGATGCGTCTACAGATGGCGTTCAGTTTGCTTTGGTAAATGGTACAAGTGCATTTCTCTTCCAAAACAGAGAATCTGATGGTACTTTTGCTTGGGAAACTAATGGCTCAGAGCGTATGCGTATTGATAGCTCTGGTAATGTAGGTATTGGTACTAGTAGTCCTAGTAGTTATCCTGTTGCTCCACAGTTGGTTGTTGCTGGTTCTGTAGGCTGTGGATTAACTATTCGCTCTGCCACCACAAGTTATGGTGGAGTATATTTTGCAGATGGAACAACTGGTGGAGAACAATATAGAGGATTTGTTCAATACGACCATAATCAAGATGTTTTGCAATTAGCTACTAATGCTACAGAACGCATGAGAATAGATAGTTCTGGTAACTTGTTGGTGGGTAAAGCTGCTGCTGGTATTGCAACTGCTGGTTCTGAATTAGCTCCAGCTGGTGATGGTAAGTTTACTGTAAACGGTAACACTTGTATTTATGTCAATAGATTAACTAGTGATGGTGCTTTGGTTTCTTTCCGTCAAGCTGGAACAGAAGAAGGAACTATCTCTGTATCAGGCACAACTGTTTCATACAACGGTGGTCACTTAGCTCGTTGGTCACAACTGCTTGATGGCTCAAAAGATGACACACTTCTAAAGGGTACAGTATTAAGTAACCTTGATGAAATGTGTGTATGGACTAAAGATGGTGAACAGTTAGAGAATGAACAGCTAAACAAGATGAAGGTATCAGATGTTGAAGGTGATACTAATGTTGCTGGTGTGTTTGTAAACTGGACTAGAGATGAAGATTGCAACACAGATGATATGAATATTGCTATGACAGGCGATATGATTATCCGTATTGCACAAGGTGTTACAGTTGCTCGTGGTGATTTGCTTATGTCTGCTGGTGACGGTACTGCTAAACCACAAGGTGACGATATTGTTCGTAGTAAGACAATCGCTAAAGTAACATCAACTAACATCACTTGCACTTATGCAGACGGTTCATACTGTGTGCCTTGTGTATTAATGGCTTGCTAATAAGGAGTAACAAATGACAACAGTATGGACAGTATCTCAACTTGACAGAGATGTAGCAACAGGATTTGTAACTACAGCTCATTGGCAATGCACAGGAACAGATGGAGATTATTCTGCTTCTGTGTATGCTTCTTGTGGCTTTGATGGCGAACTATCAGTACCTTATGACAGCTTGACACAAGAAACTGTATTGTCTTGGATATGGGAAAGTGTAGACAAAGAAGCTACTGAAGCTGCTGTAGCTGCACAGATTGAAGCACAGAAGAATCCTGTAACTGCTACTGGCTTGCCTTGGTAAGGACTGACGAATGAATGACCAAGGCGGAGTAGACTTATACAAGTACGGTAAGCTAGTTGCTCAGGTAGAGGCTATGGAGAAGAAGATAGACAAGTTAGAGTCAGGCATGGAAGAGTTGCTTGAGTTAGCTAACAAGTCTAAAGGTGGCTTCTTCTTTGGTATGGCTGTAGCCTCTATTGTTGGTGGTATTGTTACATTCGTTACACAGCATTGGACAATTAAATGAGAGAACTTACAGTAGGTAAGAACCTCACTGCAGGAGTCAGTAACACTGTCTATACAGTTCCTAAAGGCTGTAAAGCTATTGCTACATTACTGTTCATTGCTAACGGTGGTGGTTCTACAGCGTCTGTATCAGCAGGTTGGCACGATGTAAGTCAACCAGCTACGATTGTTATCTCTGGAGCTAAGTCAGTTGGTGCAGGAGATGTATTACAATTCGACCAAGGACGCATGGTGATGGACGAGTATGATTACGTCACAGTAACTCCAGCAGCAGGTTCAACATTCTCAGTTATCCTGACAATGGAAATCCATCAAAACACATCTTATCAGAATGGGTCATAATCATGCCACTTAAAAAAGGTAAATCAGACAAGACAGTATCTTCTAACATCCGTATGTTGATGAAAGAAGGTAAACCACAAAAACAAGCCATTGCTATTGCTTTGTCTAAGGCTGGTAAGTCTATGCCTGTCCGTGGTGCTCGTACCATGAAGAATAACAGCAAAAGAGGCAGATAATGAAGCCAGGACTATATGCCAACATCGCAGCCAAGAAAGCTCGTATCAAGGCTGGTTCTGGTGAAAAGATGCGTAAAGTAGGCTCTAAAGGTGCTCCTACAGCTAAAGACTTCAAAGACGCTGCTAAGACAGCTAAGAAGAGGAAATAATGCCTAAGAAAGAGTTTCAGAACCCTAAAGGTGGTCTTAACCAAAAGGGTCGTGATTACTACAACAAGACCACTGGTTCTAACCTAAAACCACCTGTCTCAGCTAAAGAGGCTGCAAAGTCTCCTAAAGCAGCAGGTCGTCGTAAGTCGTTCTGTGCTCGTATGGAAGGTGTTAAAGGTCCAATGAAGGATGACAAAGGCAGACCTACTAGAAAAGCCCTAGCTCTAAAGAAGTGGGACTGTTAAAATAAGTGTTGACACAACGCTAAAAGTGTGGTAGACTAAGGAAATATATGACATATTTACAAATGGTTAATTCGGTGTTGCGTAGACTCAGAGAGACAGAAGTGTCCTCTGTGGCTGATAACGCATATAGCACAATGATTGGTGAGTTTATCAACGATTCTAAAAGAAGTGTTGAAGACTCATACAACTGGAACGCACTGTATGATACTTTGTCTGCTACTACAACAGGCGATATATTTAACTATGTATTAACAGGGTCTGGACAGCGTTTCCGTGTAGTTGATGTATTGAATGATACTTCTAACTGGTTCTTACAAGAACAGTCTACACAGTGGTTTGACCAACAGTTCTTGTTGACAACCCCTCAAAAGGGTTCTCCACAGTATTACAACTTTAACGGTGTAAACGCTAACGGAGACACACAGGTAGACTTATATCCTATTCCTAACGGTGTGTACGATGTACGCTTCAATGTGGTTTTACCGCAACCACCGTTAACAAACAACACAGATATTGTTAAAGTTCCTTCAGAGCCTATCGTGTTCCTTGCTTATGCTAGAGCATTGGCAGAGCGTGGAGAAGACGGTGGTTTAGCTTCTAACGAAGCAGCAGCACTATACAGACAGTCCCTTGCTGATGCAATCGCTCTTGAGAGTGGTCGTTACGGTGAAGAGTCACAATTCTACTGGGTATAATTAATGGCTGCGTTGTCTGTTAAAACTTGTACTAAATGTAAAATAGAAAAACATTTAAACTGTTTTAATAAAGACGCACAGAAAAAAGACGGATTAAACTCTCAGTGTAACGAGTGTAAAAGTGCATTGAATAAAAACTGATACGCAAACAATAAGCAAAGAAAACAAATACAGCAAAACAAATATAGAGAAAACAATAAAGATAGAGTAGAGAAAAAAGCTACAGAATATAGACAGCGAAATAAAGAAGCAATCAGAAGTAAAATAGCACTGTGGCAACAAGCTAATAAAGATAAAGTGGCATTCTACGCTTCTAATAGACGAGCAAAACAAGCACAAGCAACACCTGCATGGCTTACAAACGAACAGTTTAAACAAATAGAAGAATTTTATAGCATGGCTAAAGAATTAGAAACTGTATTTCCGTGGAAACAACATGTAGACCATGTCGTTCCTATTAACGGTAAAGATGTCTGCGGTCTTCATGTGCCTTGGAACTTACAGATATTGTCAATGAAAGCAAACTTAGAAAAAGGGAACAGCCAATATGAGTGAAGCTTTATTGACTGGTTCTATTGCAGCTCCTGGATTCTTTGGGTTAAACACTCAAGACTCTTCTGTTCAGTTGTCTAGTGGATATGCACTAGAAGCTTTTAACTGCGTTATTGACCAATACGGTCGTATAGGTGCTCGTAAGGGATGGACAAAGGTAAACACTTCAGCAGCCTCTACAGGTAACTTCAGAGCTATCTTTGAGGTTGTTAAAGATGATGGCAACACTGTTTTGTCTGCTGCTAATAACAAACTTTACAGCGGTACAACAACATTGACAGAGATGGCTGTGCGTAATAGTGACGATACAGCTAACTTAACTTATACTATTACTGATGACAACTGGCAGATTGCTGGTATGCCTTATGACACAGGTGCAACACCTTCAGGTCATGCTATCTTAGCTCAAGCTGGTCATCCTTTGTTGGTGTATCATAAACTAGGTGCTACAGCTCATGCTCATACTGGTTCTTATGGTTTACAAAGACTAGGTGACATTGCTTCTAACCTACCAGGAAGCTACACTGTAACAAGCTTTACCCCTAACTGTGTTATGACAGCGTTTGGTCGTACATGGGTAGCTGATATTGCTAACGATAGACAGACTGTATACTTTAGTGACTTGCTAGACCCTACCGAGTGGAAGACAGGAACTTCAGGTTACTTAAATATCAGTGAAGTTGTACCTAACAACGACCCTATTGTTGCTTTAGCATCACACAATGGTTTCTTGTTAATATTCTGTGAGCGTCATGTTGTTATTTATGCTGACCCTGTAGACCCATCAGCTTTAAGACTAACTGATATTATCAGTGGTATCGGTTGTATTGCTAGAGACTCTGTAGCATCTATCGGCTCAGACATCTTGTTCTTGTCTCAAACTGGTGTGCAGTCTTTCCAGCGAGTTGTACAAGAGAAGTCCTTACCGTTTAGAGATGTGTCTAAGAATGTCCGTGATAGCTTAATTACCAATGTCAATAGTGAGACATTGAAATACATCAAGGCTGTGTACTATCCAACCGATGCTCACTACTTGTTAGCATTACCAAGCACTGGTTTTACTTATTGCTTTGATACTCGTGGTATCTTAGAGAACGGCGGTGCTAGGGTTACTATTTGGAAAGACATCAAGCCTACAGCATTTAACTTAACTCAGAACAAAGAGTTATATATTGGTAAACCTGGCTACATCGGTAAGTACAATGGATACCAAGACAACGGTACAACCTATCGTATGACTTACTTTACGAACTACTTTGACTTTGAGAGCCCAGCAACTGTTAAGATGATGAAGAAGATTAACTTAGTTGCTATCGGTGGTTCTGCACAAGCTATTTCATTCAAGTGGGGCTTTGACTACAATAGTAACTACAAGTCACAAGTTGTCACATTAGATACTTTAACTGTATATGAATACGGAACAGCAGAGTATAACATTGCTACTTATTCTAACGGTATTGCTTTGGATAATGCTCAAGTAAATGCTGGTGGTTCAGGTAAAGTAGTACAACTAGGATTTGAAGCAGATATTAACAATGCTCCTTTGTCTATCCAAAAGATTGACTTTGGACTAAAAGCTGGTAAAACATTGATTTAAGGACAACCATGTCAAACTATACAAAAGCCACTAACTTCGCAACTAAAGACACACTACCTACAGGTGATTCAGGTAAGATTGTTAAAGGTACGGAGATTGATAACGAGTTCAATGCTATTTCTTCTGCTATCAGCTCTAAAGCAGATACAGCATCTCCTACATTCACAGGAACTCCTGCAGCTCCGACAGCAGTGGCAGGTACTAACACAACACAGTTAGCTACTACTGCTTTTGTTATTGGTGAAAGAGCTGAAGCAGTAACACTTACTAATAAAACTATTAGTGCTGATAATAATACACTTTCAGGTATTGCTGCATCTAGTTTTGTATTATCTAATTCAAGTGGAAACATTGATGGCTCTGCTTCTCAAAAAGCCATACCATCAGGAGTTGTTGTAGGAACAACAGATACACAAACACTAACAAATAAAACTATTGCATTAGGTTCAAATACAGTATCAGGCACTAAAGCACAGTTTAATACTGCTGTTACTGATACAGACATTGCTTTTTTAAATGACTTTACAGGCTCTAATCAGTCTTTAGCTGCTAGCGGTTATCAAAAGTTACCAGGTGGTGTGATTATGCAATGGGGTATTTCATCATCAATTGGTCCAGATAGTTCTGCAACAATAACCTATCCAACAGCATTTCCATCAGCAGTAGTATCTGTGCAGATTACACCAATTATATCAATGCAAATTGGCGGAGCAGGAGTGCAATCGGTATCAAGCGTAGGTACTTCAAGTTTTGTAATAAATAATGGTCTAGATGCTTCTATGCCTTTTTACTGGAATGCTATTGGATATTGATGGTAAAGACACCAGTTGTAACTAAGATTAATAAGAGGAAATAATCATGGGATTTAGTTTAAAAAGTCTAGCACCAATTGCTGGCTCAGTTATTGGTAATATGATTGCACCAGGCATAGGTGGTCAAATTGGAGGTGCTTTAGCTGGTGGTCTGTTTAGTGGAGGTGGTGGTGGTGGAGGATACGGCGGTGTATCTGGTGCTTATGACACAGCCTCTGCAGCACAGCTTCAAGCTGCTAGAAATGCACAGTTTAGACCAGTAGGACTAACAACAACCTTTGGTAAGTCTAACTTTGAAATAGACCCTACTACAGGAATGTTAAAGTCTGCTGGTTACACACTAGCTCCACAACTTCAAGGTTTGCAGACAGGTCTATTAGGTGGATATGGTGGTGCTCTTCAACAAGCACAAGGTGTTGACACTAGTCAACTTCAGCAAGGTGCTGGTACTTTATACGGTTTAGGTCAAGGATACTTAGGTGAGTCTCCAGATACAGTGCGTCAGCGTTACATTCAACAACAGAATGCTTTGTTAGCTCCTGAGAATGAGCAAGCATTATCGGGTATCCGTAATCGTTTATTCGCTACTGGTCGTACAGGTTTAGCTACTGGTGGTACTATGGCTGGTAACATGGCTCAGACCAATCCTGAGTTAGCTGCGTTCTACAATGCACAAGCTCGTCAACAAGCTCAGTTGGCTGCTAATGCTGAAACTGCAGCACAGAATCAGATTACATTCGGTCAAGGCTTGTTAAGAGGTGGTGCTGGTTTAGAAAGCTTAGGATATGGCTTACAGACAGCAGCTTATGACCCATTGAAGACACAACTAGGTCTTGGTACACAGATTGAAGCACTAGGTCAGCAACCTTTAGGTCTTGGTTCAGAGTTAGGCGGTAAGGCTTCTTCTGCAGCTTCAGCAGCTGGTCAGTTAGCAAGTCAAGCAGCCCAGACTGGTTTAGCAGGACAGATTGCTCAACAAGGTTTACAATCTCAGAGACAGACTGAACGAGGGAACAGCTTGATGGGCTTGTTTGGAGGCTCACAAGGATTAGGTAATGCAGGAAACCAAGTAAGTGGCTGGTTTAACAACTTGATTTCACCAACACCTTATTCTGACCGTGGTACAATATGGAGTAACACCGCTGGTATTGGCGATGGTGCATACACAGAGTTTGATTACTAAGGATTTAACATGGCACAACAGAATGTAGTTCCGTCTTTGTTTGGGATAACACCTGAACTATATCAACAAAACAGAATGGATGAGTTACAAGCTCGTCAAGCACTAGCTGCTCGTAATGCTGGTACAATGTTGAATCCTTCACTAGCTCCTCTGTACGCACAAGCTGCACAGCGTGGACAAC